GCTCATACCTCCACGATAGGGATGCCGTACTGGGTAGCGGCATCATGCTCAATACGGCACCCGCGATAGTCCTGCCAGCCAGGGGCGAACACCGCAAAATCAGCGGTGCCCAGCAGCTTGAGGCTTTCGCCCAGATACCACAGCGGCGTTGCGTCAGTCGGGGCGCTCTCGAAAAAGGATTTGATGACCTCGATTTCCTCATGGGTTTTCATATACACGTCGGCCATCAGCGCCTTGCGCTCTTTGAGGATTTCCTCGTCGGTCTTGCCGCGCATCGGCTGGGAGATAAACAATTTTTTCACCGTATCACCCCACATATTCGGCCTTGTACAGTCCTGCATCAATCAGCTGCAGCTCCGCACACTTGCGCATAATGTACCAGGCGTCGCCGCTGGATACCGGCCCAACGTCCAGCATCCACTGGTTGCCATCTGCACAGGTTTCGCGGTACAGGCCGGCGGAGATAAGCCCCAGCCCCTCGCACAGGGCGCGAATGGTTGCGCGGTCGCCGCTGGAGATACGGCCAATGGTAATCCGCTGCTTGTCCAGCTTGTTGGGGGTGGTGTCCTCCGGGGTGGGCGCGGTGTGGCCCTGCAGGCCCGCCTGGATCATCAGCTGCTCATAGTCCTTGTATACCCTGTTGCAATCCAGGCTGGTGCCGTAGCCGGGCACGCCCAGAGCGTTGCGGCTGCTGTACTGCCAGATGCCATACGGCAGGGGGCAGGTGCATGTGCTGCCATACTGGGCAACCCAGATATCGTATTTGGACAGCGCCTTGTAGTCCAGGCGGTTGCGAATAAAATTGCAGCTGGCATACAGGATGCCGTAATACCCTGCGGCCTCAATCTCCGACAAAAAGGCCTGTACAAGTGCCGTGCGCTGCGCGTTGGTCAGGCGCAGGATGCACGGCTCGTACTCGATGTCATACGCCACTGGCAGGCACAGGTGCTTGCCCTTGATCGCGGCCAGGCAGCAGCGGGCCTCCTGGCGGGCTTCCGCCGGGGTACTGGCGTAGCTGTACCAGTACGCGCCGTACTGGATGCCCAGCCGGGCACACTCAGCCGCGTTGCGCTCAAACTGGGGGTCTTTCTGGCTGCTGTAACGGCCATACCCGGCGCGCAGCATGGCATGGCGGATGTCCTTGTTATAGGCTGCCTGCCAGTCAAATTTGCCCTGGTGTTTTGACACGTCGATTGCATAATACATGTATTCCACTTCCTTCATATCGTGCGTTACGCTGCTGTAACTGCCCAGCTTGACCGCACTGCTGGCCGTACTGAAATCGTTGTCCAACCAGTTCAGCGGGTTGGTGCGGTTGCCTCTCCACCGCACCTCAAAATGCAGGTGTGCTCCATAGCAGTTGCCGGTATCGCCGCTGTAGCCGATCAGCTGGCCCTCGTATACCGTCTCCCCCTGGGCCACGCAGAGTTTGCTCAGATGGGCATACAGGGTTTCGAGGGAGCCATACTTGTAGGTCGTGTGGCGCAGCTTGACCATGTTGCCATAGCTGTTGATATCCCCCTGGGTGCGGCGGCCATTCCAGCGGTAGGCCATCTCCACCGTGCCACCCTCTGCGGCGTATACCGGCGTGCCCACTGCTGCACGGAAATCCAGTGCCCGGTGCAGGCTGCCATCATTGTAGAGCCAGCCGGCGGTGATAATGTGCTGGGCCAGGGGCCACCTAAAACATACTTCTCCATTTTTCAGCCGCATCTTTATTCTCCTTATTTTGTTCTCTTCCACATATTAACCGCCAGATAGGGCGGCATGTTGTTGTGGGCTTCCCCGGAACCGCCGGAGGCGACTGTTACGGTTTTGGATTCCCAGTTCGGAATACCCCAGCCGCTCGATTGCGTTTGAACATACGCATCCGCAGAGTTTCCGGTTTTGGAGCGTATTACGTTGCTTCCGTTCGTCACAGACAACGAATAATTCGGTAGCTCGCTTTGTGTAAGTTTATGGGTGAATTCACCCCCTGTACCACCTGCGGGATAACTACTAGAAGCGCCAAGCAAAAAGCGTTCAGAAATTCTTTCCCAAGTACCGCCAAACAAAGTCGCCGGGCTTGTACTGCTTACGCTCATGTAAATGCTGCCAACCGGCCAGGCTGCAAGTTTTGCTTCCGCGATGGCCGCCTTCACCGCCGCCGGTGTTGCCGCAATACCACCATTGGTCGAACTCGCTGAACTGGTCGAATCGCTCAATTTCACACCGCCCAAAGTCGAAGCATTACCTGTCGGCAGTGTGTACTTGGTGTCGGTTGTTGGCGGTGTGTATCCCAGCGCTGCGGTCACATTGGTCTTGCTAAGGCTGATCGTACCGTTGCTCACCGTAATATTGCTACCAATCTTCACACCACCCAGGGTTGAACTGGTAGCGGCAGGCAGCGTATAGGTACTGGAGGAGGCCGGTGTCATATAGATCTGGTTGCTGTTCAGCGTTCCTTCACGCTTAGCATTATTATACTGGGC